ACTGAATATGTTCCGCATTCATTCCTGCCGTCATAACTACTAAAGGCAGCCAACCGAATAATTACACGCTTGTTGACAATATAAGCTTTATTGGTTTTCCAACCACTGTAGTAGTGAATGTTTTTACACATTTCGCTGTTATCCCAGTGGGCTTGATATGTAAAGCTATCAAACAAAGATAATATAGTATCGTCAAGGCTTTGAACTAATTGTTTACTTACATCAATCTGCATTTGTCGAATATTGTACAAAGAAAAATCATAATCTTTCAGTTTCCCAATATTTTCGATATACTGCTGCCTAAGTTTTTCGGTACAGATATTAGAGAACTTGTCCGACTGAAATAACTCGTTCCAATACTTTTGACGGACTTTCTTTATATACAAATTCTCAATATAATCGGCTGGCTCGTCTCTGTATGGAACGGTCAGTTCTAATATTGGAGCATCATAAGCAGAATCGCTTTTAAATTTTCTCGACATTAAAGGCTTTAAAGCATCGTATTCGTGAATTAAACTAAGCCCTGCTGAAACTTCAAATTCATATCGCCTTACAATGCCTAAAATAAAATCTCCCTCTACCATTTGCTCAAAGTCTTTTTCGTGATATTCCTTTTCGACACTCTTTTTCAGATCGTCAATTATTTGGCTGTTTTGTGCCTTTCGCGGAATATCAATCTTGATAATGGCGGTTTCAACATCGGTTTTGCGCTCGGCGCTTGAAAAAGCATTGCCAATATATTTGATATCTGCGTTGCGTTCTTCAAGCTGTTGTACAAGGTCTTTACGTGTGTTGGTGTAGGGATTTTTCAGCGTTTCGGCATTGAGTAGACACACTATTTTACCGCCGTTACGTTGCATTTCAAGGGCTTTTAAAAGATGCTTGTCCCCATCTGAAAAAGGTGGATTCATTGCAATTAAATCATAACGTTTTCCAGTGTTAAGCGTTAAAAAATCATCGTGAATAACCCTTGCGCCTTTGCCTTTTAAAACGCTTTGCAAGTTCTCGTTAATTTCAACGCAGTCAATATCAAAATCTGCTGTATCACTTCTATAATGCGCATCTTTAATTTTTTTAAAGACAGCTAATGCAATATCGCCTTTTCCTGCACTTGGTTCTAAAACTGTGCTGATTTGCTGAAAATTAATGCCATTAAGCATTTTAGAAATAAGCGAGGGTGGAGTTGGATAAAAGTCAGGTATATTCACTTCACAACCTCCGTCAAATACAAGTCCGAATATGTAACACCGACAGCATAAGCCGCCCAAATATCATCATGGAATCCGAAAAAATAACCTTTATTCTTTGCAGTGCCTTTGCCCTTGTTTGGCATTCCATAAGCAAAACGGTCAACCAGTGCCAATAAAATATTTGAATCTTTAGCACGACTGTCATGGCACAGATTTTTCTTTTCCTCAATTCTTTTGAGCTGATCTATTTTTAAGAAATTCCCGTGTTCTTTTGCGTATTGCATGAACCGACCTATCCAAACGCATGTGTCAAAAACTTCTTGTCCTACGCCCATGCCATAAGATGCAATCATTTCAATTACAAAATATTTAGTCGGCGCATTTTCAATAACGCCGAACAGTTCTTCATTTGGAATTTTCCCAAAGTCGATAGGCTTCAAATTATCGTCAAGTATTACAAAGGCACTAAATTCATTTCCGGGGTCGATAGATAAAATCAATTTTTATTCCCTCCATTTCCATTATTCATTATTACTGTTTTTGGCTATTTTAGCAGGACTGTTGAGCCAATTTATCCAGCAAGCCTTGCACGACTTTCCAACGCAATTTTCATCACCGTGATGCGGTGGACACCCTCTTTCTATTTTTTCTGCCAATTTCTCCGCTGATTCAGTGATAACTTCAAAATTAGTCTTTTCCATTTTCTTCCTCAAATTCTTCAAGATATCTTACGTAGGCTTCATCGCATGATTTCCCTTCACAGCCCGAACAATACGAATTCACACTTCTGCGTTCTTCGGGGTAACGGCAGTAATTACACAATTCATCTGCGTTGCATAATTCTTCAAAAGTTTTTGCCATGCTCTTATATCCCTCTCTCTGCCCTTTACAGGCTACAAAATATTTAACTCATAATTCTGTGGTTATTGGGTTATTGTGCGGTGTGTGGTAAATTTAAGGGGTTACAAGTGCCTTGGCGTTCTATCTCTGCAATTGCTTTGAAAACGGGATATGCCTGTTGGGGTACAACGGTGTTGCCTAAACATTTAACTCTGTCCATTGCGTGGGATATCCCATGAAAATTTCGCAAAAGTTTGGGTTGATATTCGTTACATCTTCGGGCCCATTCCTCAATGCTTCCTGTGTCTTCGCAGCCCGATAATATTTGCTGCCTAAAAACCTGTTCTTCGCTGTTGCATTTTGACAAGATACCGTTAGAGTGGGCAATAATAAAAACTCGTTCTCGTCTATGTATGGCTCCAACCCAAGCGGCCGGATAAGTACACCATCCAACATTAAACCCCAAGTCGGACAAATCTCGGAGTATTCCTCGAAAGAACCGCCCATCTTCGCTTGTAAGTAATCCCCATACATTTTCAGCCACAACCCATTTGGGCTTAACTTCGCTAATGATTCTCTTGTAGTCCGGCCACAAATCACGCTCATCAGTAGACGCTTTACGCTTTCCTGCAACGCTATGAGGCTGGCATGGGAACCCCCCCGAAATGACGGTGATTTCTTGCAATCCTGTTCGTTCCCAAATAGATTCTGCTGTAAGTTCTCTGACATCTTTCCACCTCGGCACATCCGGCCAGTGTTTTTCTAAAACTTTTGTTGGGTAATCAGCCCATTCGCATTGTCCTACTGTTGTAAATCCTGCCCATTCAGCAGCCAAATCGAGACCACCAATACCAGTGAAAAGTGATAAATGTGTCATGCTGTCACCTCACAAGACTTTCTATACCTCAACTGCATCAAATCCTCTTGGATTACCCCATCAAGCAGTATTTGAAAGTATTCGGGTTTCAAACGGTTTCCGTTATCGTCACCCTCACGTTTGATTATGCGGTCAAGTTTGGCAGTGGCTTGGTCAATTAAAATATCAATGTCGGTCATTTCCGTTCCCTCCGGTAGTCTGTAGCTTCGTTTGCTACGTGAGGGAAAATGTCCTTGTCACTTATGCGGCTTATAACTCGCGGATCTGCAACTTTTGAAAGCTCCTCGAATTTTAGATTGCTCGTGATAATTGTTGGTAGCACATCGTCAATGCGAGTGTTTATAATTTCATACATGGTTGACATTGTCCATTCTGACGGTTTTTCTGCACCCATATCATCAAGTATTAATAGTCCTGTGCGTGTGCAGCTATCAAGGATTTCTTGACTATTTCCGTTACCGTTGAATGTACCTTGAATAGCAAAATATAAATTCGTTACATTCCACCATTTGACCGAAACACCCTTGTCAAGTAAATTGTTTGCAATCGAAGCTGCAAGCCTTGTTTTTCCGCTTCCGCTTGTGCCAAAGAGATACATTCCTATTCCTCTGTTTTGCAAGCTTGGAAAGTTCTCGGCATAATTGCAACATGCCTTATATGCCCTCTCTGCGCCCTTACGCGGTTCAAAACTTTCAAGGGCTATATTTTCCCACTTGCGAGGTAAGCCGCTCCTAGAGTGCAAATCTGCTATGTATCTGCGGCGTTGAGCTTGCTTGTCCAGTTCTTCTTGCTCTTTTCGCCTGTCAATTTCGCATTGGCAAGTGATTTTGTACACTTGAGATGTTCCCCAAAAGTGAATAGTTCCCTCAAAAAGTGGTCTACCACAGTTTGAACATTTCTCTCCGGTGTCTCGTTTTTCACTCCATACTTTAGGAGCATCCATGTCATTTTCAGATTTTGCTTGAGGCTGTTCGGCTTGCCTTATTTTTTCTGCGTTCTCGCGTAATTGATTAAGACGTTCTATTTCGTTGCCCATTCAGGTAAATCCTCCTGTTCTCCGGCATATCGGCTTGGGTCGCTGTAATCGGGCTTAGCTCCACTTGGCTTGTTGCCACTCTTATCCGTTGGGTCTCCATCCTTGTGCCACCAAGAGAGGATAGTTGCATACGCACTTGCAACGCGCTTGTTTTTAGATTCAATCCATTCGTCTAGGTTGGTAATATATTTTGCCGTGATTTTCTCGCCCAACCGCTCATTAAGTTTGGCGTGTTCCTCGTCCGTCAGTTTCACTCTTTGAAACTCACCAAAAATCTTTTTATCAACTTTCGGTTCTTTAGGGGGCACGGGCGGCTTGTCCGCACTCTCTCCTTTACTCTCCTTTTCTTTACTTTCCTTTACTTTACTTTGTGTACTTTCCGACACAGAAACATTGTTATTAGTAGGGTTTCCGTCACTGAAACTTGGCTTTTGCGGGGTTTCGGTGACGCGTTTATCGTAAACAACAGATAACCGTGCCGAAAACTTGTTAGCCCATATAACTTTGATACGCCATAAATCCGCATCAATCGCATCAACTTGTACTAACGTATCAAGTATTTCCGTAGCGGAAACATCACTTAAATGAGTTTTCGCCAACAGAAACAACCAATTTGCGGGGTTTCGGCAGTCATAATAATGTCCTGATTGTGAGCCAAGTATTTCGAGGAGTTTAAACCAAAAGGCGTATCCATCATTCCCAAATTTGCTTTCAAGAGTAAATACCGTCCGACTACTTGAAGCACTCACATCATGAGGGAAATAATCAACGCCATCTTTCTTAGGTCTTGCCGTAATATCACCCCTTTATAGGGAGGGCGGCATAATAACCGCCCTATTAAATTTTTGGCTAAATAACAAGATTTTTATAAAACTGTTTGTAATCGTTTAAGTAAGACCAAACATCTATAATTTTCGCTCTCCTTTAAAATGGCAAGTCCGAATCAGAGTCTATCTCTACATAATCCTTGTTGTCATTGGAATTATGCACATTTACGCCGCCTTGACGTGCTTTGTCAGTAAGTTCGCTCATGCTGTCGAGGTATTTATCTTCGGGTACTTCAACACCTTTTCTAATAGTTTCAACGTTGCGGAACTGCACGCATTTAGTTGACCATTTGAGCTCATCATTCCGGTTGAGGTATTGCTCTCTACCAAATACGCCGCCTACAAGTTTGCCCTTAAGTGATTGGCAGAAATTATTACCCCATTGAACTTTATACCCGGCATTTGAACTTTCAACGCTATCAAGGAATGTCTTTAATCCTCTGTTGGTATTGCCGTCTGCGTCGTAAACAAGTTGATAAACAATGCAGCCCCATTTTTTATTATCAAAAGTGCTGTTTTTGTACTGGTCTGCAAAATAGCCTTTTTGCTCTCCCTCAGCAATATCAAGGTTAATTTTCAACATGTCTTTTCCGCTGGTAGATTGTGTTTCCTCAATACCCATGATTTTGCAAACGTGACCACCTAATTTTAAGGGGGTAAAATCCCCGTACGCTTTTGCTGCTTCATATCCATTTGGTTTTTGCATTATTTATTTTCCTCCATCCAATATTCACGAATTTTTGTATCAACAAATTTCAAATCATTGTCTATCTCGACAGTTTCAAACATTCCCATAGGAGATTTTGCAATATCAAGTCCATTCGATTGTGTCATAAACTTATGCTCGTTGTTCTCAAATACGCACCGTAAGGCAACAGAAAACATACCCTCTAAACAAACCTTTTCGTCAAGCATTTTCCCAATTGTCTTTGGCCGTATATCACCAAAATCGTTTTTGTCTTCATGCATCATAAAATAAACGATTTTGTCATTTGGGAGTTTTTTAATTACAAATTCAACAAGCCCCCAAAATGAAACTCCAATGTCATTGTAAAGGCTAAAAACTCCATTTCCTTTACCGGTGCTAGAATGTTCGCGCATAAAATGATTAGTTATCAAGTAACCGGAATCGTCAATTACAAGCGATTTTGCTGTTGATTTTTCAAGAACAGATTTCACCTTGTCATAATTGTCCGTCGTAACAGATGGTAATTTGTTTTTAAACGGAAACGGTTTACCTAGTACGTTTATAATTCCTATTCCATCATTGAAATTTCTTAAACTTGTGCTTTTTCCACTGCCCGATTTTCCAATAATCAACACCGGAATCCCCATTCAATCACTCCTTCAATTTATATTTCTTGGCTATTTCCTCGTCAATTCTGATAGAGAAAACATGATACTTGTTGCAAAATTCCTTTTCCGGCATGGTGTGCGCTTCGGCGTGATGCTCTCTGCATAAAGCAAAGGCGTAAAGTCCAGCATGAGCTATTTCTGTTCTATCACGCCCCATACCAACACGTGAGTTCTCTGCATGGTGTATGTCACAAGGCTTTCCACAAAGACAACACCGTTTATTTATAAGGCAGGAATAAAGATAATGTCCAACGTCCTCACAGCGGTTTATAAGAGCATCACGGCACGGCACGTTGTAACGTAAGCAAAAGTCTATTAAGTAAGTTATAAACAATCGTGCCGTTGTCATGTTACAGTCTGAAAAGCTGAAATAAGGCTCTCCGGTTTCTTCTATGTAGAGATATTTCATAACCTCTTTACACTCCTCTGGAGCATATCCGGTGTAGTTAGAAATATCTTTTATAGTTGCATAAGCCTTTTTACGCTGTTCTGCGCTGATAGTTCGTCCATCATCAAGCCTTACCTCTGCGGTATCAATCTTTTGCTTTTCAATCAGCCATGCATCGGTAAAAGGAACTTGAATTGTAAGATATCGACAATTTTGCCAATCATGATTCATCAGTAACCGTCAATTCACCATCAGCAACGCAAGTGATTATGTACTGGAACTCGTCTTCTTTGATAGAAGCAATGAACTTGTCCTGTTCCTCTTTGTTGAGAGCTTCAAATCCGTTAATAAGTATTAATTTGAGTTCGCCAGCCGTTGCTTTTGCAATATTCAGAGCAACTTCGATTCTTTCGCCACCGGAAAGGTTGCTCAACGGTCTGCCGTTGACATTGATGTTTCCATTATCATCAATGCCCAACCCATCAATAGGCATTTTTGCGGACTTGAGAAGTATAGATGGTTGATTACGAGCTCGTTCAATTCTATTGGTCAAAGTTATAACTTCAATTTTTTTACCTTTTAGGCTTTCTTGCTTGCAAAAAAGATCATCAGCCGAAAGTACAAAGCCTTTCATTATTTCCATTTCTTCAACCTTGTCATTTAAAGGCTGAATGTCGATAAGTTCATTGGTTTTAAGCCATTCTGCGGACTTTGCAGCCTTTTCATCAACTATGGCACAGTCAGATTCTGATTTTTTAATAACTGCGTTGCAGTCTAATATTGCCTTGCTTGTAATGCCTGATTTTTCGACCTTTAGCTCCTCTATCCTTTTATAGAGTTCGTCAATTTTTGACTGTTTAGATTCCTCGTTGGACTTTGCAACCGCCAAAATGCTATTTTTATCAGCCTTTGCAATTTCAAGAATGTTATCCTTTTGACTTTGCGCCTGCTCAATAATATTGATGCAACTGGAAACAAACTTGTTATGTTCGGTGGCTTCACTTATTTGCTTGGTGATGTCAAGAACCGTTGCATCGCGCCACACCTCCACATCGTACCCCTGCGGCAGTTTTGCTTTAAGGTCGATAATGTTAGCTTCAAGACTTTTAACCTCTGCATTGGCTGTTGTACGCTTGTCAAAGTAGTATTTTTCAATGTCTTTGCAGAGTTTCAAAGCGTGTTTTGATGTATCTATTCCGGCAGGAACTTCACCAAAAATATCTTTGAGCTGCTCCAGTGAAAGAAACATTGGAATTGTATTTAAAACTATTTCTGTTTGCTCTTTTTCAGGCTTAAAAATAAATGAAATAGGGTTGATTTGCGTATCTGACATCAAAGATTTTAAAAATGCTTCGGGCTTTTTCTGTGTCATGCCGTCACGCTCGACACTCACGTTAGGTGCGCCGCCACTGGGGAAATAAGTTTTTTTGACGGTCATGTCATTGTCAAAAACAAGAAATACTTCGGCTTTTTCGCTGTCACTGTTCACAAACACAGTGCGCTCGTTTTTATTTGTAATGGTTTTTTCGAGAGTTTCAACAATTGAGGTTTTTCCTTTGCCTTTTGCACCTTTAATGAGAGTGATTTTCCCTGGGGTAAATTCAAATTCCTTAACCCCTAAACAACCTTTTTCAACGATCGAAGCAATTTTCATTGTCATCCTCATTTCTTTCACATTCACATTTATTTATCGGTCTGCCACACACCCTGCAACGACAAGGCTGTGGCTCGGGTTCGGTTAAGTATTGCTGTTCTGCATCGAAATAGGATGGGTCATACATTTAATCAACCCCGTCATAAAGTTACTTTGACAATTCATCATTCTCATTTTCATTCTCTTGAATTGCCTGTATAAGCCGTTCCTTGCTCTCTCTACAAAGAGAATACCCATAGCCCTTGTATCTTAATGACCTTTCAAATGTGCCAATAGGCCACTTGAGGGGATTGTCAATTACAAGTCGCTTAAAAAATAAATGTTCAAAAAAATCCTTATGATGAATTGCTTTAAAAGTGATGGTTTCCGTTTCTTCTTTGTCTACAACAGACTTTTCAACGACTTTAAACAGAGCAAACTTAGTGATTGAAAAATCAAATTCAGAGATAACTTTTTCAGGAGTTCCAAAAACAGAACGAATGAGTTCAATGGTTACATCATTTTTAACGTGCTTGAACGCATAAACTTTTTTGTTCTCATAGAAAAAGCCGTAGTCCGGAGATTCATCAAAATACATTTTCGCCTTAGTCCACTCGGTTTCATTCTCGAAGAACATGTCCACATCTTTGACACGCTCATGTTGAAAAAGATTCTTGAAGCAACCTCCGGCAATAAATCCGTTATGGCCGTCCAAATATGTATTAAGCACGTTGAGTAAAGGCAAATTTTCAGTATCTCTTGTGATAAATTCACTCATGGCTTGTCCTCTGGTATGGTGGGTTTCTCTTGATTCTCGGAATCCTCTATTTTCGCATATCGCTTAATAGCCAATTCGACATACAAGCGGTATTCCTCAATTTCTATTTCCGTAAAATTTTCCGAATGGGCTATGCTCTCACCGTGGTCAAGCCATTGCTTAAAAGTGTGAATTTGGCAGCCGATTTTAATATGCGTTTCATCGTGCATGCAGACAGAGTATTTTGTACCTTGTATGTATAAAGGTGAAAGTTCCCATTTACCGCCATACACCCACGCATTGCCAGACACCCGCGCATCGCCATACACCCGCGCATTGCCATACACCCGCGCATCGCCATACACCCACGCATTGCCATACACCCGCGCATTGCCATACACCCGCGCATCGCCATACACCCACGCATTGCCAGACACCCGCGCATCGCCATACACCCACGCATTGCCATACACCCGCGCATTGCCATACACCCGCGCATCGCCAGACACCCACGCATCGCCAGACACCTGTACATTTTCTTCTTTTTCAACCCAGCCACCAATCTCACCGGATTCAACGTTTGAAAAAGACTTTATGGCCTTTATGCGATAGA